AGGGCAATTAATGAATCATAATCCATTGCCTCATAATCGCTATAAAGCTGGAGGCGCATAGATGAATAATTAAGAGTAGGGTTATATTGTAGAGAAGAACCTACTGGTCTATGTAATCGAGTAAATCTATCATAAAGTGAATTAGATTCTAAGTTGCCGTATTTTTGAATACGATCAACATCCATTACTTTTAATTGTTTCCCACCAACGTTTCTTATGATAACATCATTAGAAAATAATCTTCGTAATCGTGTAAATAAGCTAGTATCTGCCATATTAATGGTTTATTATGTGTGTATAAATATTTAATCTAAAAGCCAAGACAAATCTTCATCTCTTCCTCCAATTTTCATTTTATATGCTTGTTTGGGGTCATTGATTTGGGTAGAACTAAAAAATGGATTATATGAAGCCTTAGTAGTATTTGCAAGCATAGCTCTAGTTAAGTCAACCCCGTGCTGAGCAAATTTTAGCGCAGTATCTCGCACGTAACACGCAGTAGCTATAGACATAATTAGGTCATCATTATACCCCGTTTGGGCTTCTGGTCGGCCATTTTTCCAAACAAAGGTTCTTAATTCATCTAATGTACGTCTTGATTGAATCTGTATACTTTGTTCTTTTACATATGCATCTAATTTAGCAATAGTTAATGGTCTTGTTCTAAGTGACATAGTAAAGCCTGGTACCATTTTAGATTTATCTATTAAATCATACCCTTTAGCAATGTATGCTTCAGCATCACGGGTAAATTTTTCATCTTTAGGACTATAATATAGGTTTTCATAACCCATATCAATTACTTCTTGTATAGCAGCCCACCCAATATTTGCATTTTCAATTACAAGTAATGCTTTATTATACTCAGTTGCTATATTATATAATATTCTACCAAAATCTTTAGTTGGTAAATGGTCTTTAAATTCAGCTACTTGCGTGCAATTTTCAATGTCTATAATATGAAATGCTGAATAGTCTTTAGAATCACCTCTAGCTACGTCAGCTACAACCATATATTGTCTTGTATAATCTGGGTATTCCCAAACCCATAAGCTGCTATTCATACCACGCTTTTCTAAGGGATCTTTTAACATTGTAGCTTCTATATGATTTATTATTTCAGGGGGAAATACTGTATCACCAGAGGTTGTAAAATCGCAATCACATTCTTGTGCCGCCATTCTATCTCCTAATTCATCATCTTGTTTATCTCTCCATTCCTGATTTCGTTCTGGGTGTACAGTCCAAGGTAATCTAATAGGTGTAAAACCACTAGTACCGTCTTGTGCTTTAGTCCATTGCCTATGAAACCAGTTACCAGTACCATTTGGTGTAGATAATATAATTGCTCTACCACCAGTAGCAAGTGTTTGTTGTGCTGAACCCCAAATCTCTTCAATTCTATTTTCCTCAATAAATGCAGCCTCATCAATTACCAGAAGTGAAATGGCTTCTGATCTACCAGCATCACCTGCTGCAGATACTGCTTTAATTTGAGACCCGTTTTTAAGTCGCAGTGATAGTCGGTTGTTTTCCATTGTAGGTAATTTTAACCAACTAGGTAACTGATCGTACATAAATCGTACTTTAGTTACTAGGTTTTTTGCTGTTTCCTGTTTTGTTGCTATTACAAGGATGTTTTTATCCTTTTGGAATAACATCATGTGTAAAGCTATACCTGCTGAAAGTGTTGAAATACCAAGCTGTCTTGATTTTAGGATTACTGACTTATCGTGTTTATTTAATAGACCTAATACTTTTTCTTGAAATGGGTATAGGTTAAACTGTGTTCTACCTCTTGTTGGGTGTTGAATCCAACAATATTTTTTCATAAAATAAACAGGATCGCTTGCTGATTTAACAAATTCCTGCTTTATAATTGCTTTAATGTCTGCCATCGTATATACGTAGCTAAAAAGAAAGGGGACCGAAGTCCCCTTAATTTTAATATATAATTGACTTAACCTTTAAGGTTAGCTAATTTTTGCATACGTTTAACTGATTCATTAAGTTCAAAGTTATCTTCTTCTAATTCAACTTCATCAATAGCAGCATCAATAGCATCTTCAGCTACAGGTGCTTCTTCGTCCATCACTTTGCCTTTTTCGTCTTCATCATAGTTTTTAGGTAAAGCCATTTTTTTCATTTTACCGTATTCTTTCTGAAGTTTGGCTTTAGCTCTTTCAAGTTCTTTAAGTTGCTTGCGAACTTCTTTAACAGCATTCTTATCCATCATGTCTCTAAACTCATTATCTTCATCAATACGAGTTAAACGACCTTCAGTTTCTTCGATCATTTCATCGATTGCTGCAAGTTTAGTTTCAAGGGCTGCTCTGCGTCCTTGGTTTTCGATTTCTTTCATCTTTTTAGCTAATGGATTTTTAGCTTCTTTGATTACTTTTTTAATGTATTTTTCTAATTCACTCATGGTGTTGTTGTTTTCTCTTAATCCTTTAATATTAAATCCTTCTGTTCCTGTAGCATATTTTGTACCTGGGTATATAGTAGTAACTATTTTCTGTATAAGCCTTGCGTCTCTTCTTTCTATAGGAACCATTTCAATGCCTGTATCAGTTTGTTTAGTTATACTTTTAGTAGTAATTCTATCAGGTTGAATATCATATCTAATTAAATAAGGCATGCTTCCTCCTGTAACAAGATTTTTCCCAGATGTAACATCAACTTGAATTTTAACACCCCCTACTCCAGCTTTTCCACCTCGAGTAGGTTTCATTGTACCATCCCTACCCATTACCATTGACAATCCGTCAAATTGCAATAATTCTATGTCTGTTATTTTACCAAATGAAAATTCTTGCCCTATAAAGTTTCTAAAAAAGGTATTAGACAAGTTTTCAGCACGTTTAACTTCGCCCCTTTCTAAGGCTTTATTAAAAGCGCTTGCAAAAGTTTTCATTGAGATTTCTGCTAATGGATCGCTTAGATCAATATTACCTCCTAAGCCTAAGGCATCTAAGTCAGCCATTGGATCATCTGACATATCAAATTCTGCGTCTCTTCTCTTTCTACCCCTAGTTTCAGGAGCATTTGGATCGCGAGTTGGTTCCATTGCTTTTTTAAGTTGAGAAGTTAATGTGATTAAACCTTTCATTTCAAGCGCTTTTAAGAACTTATTTGCTTGAGCTGGGCTATTATATGAAGTAGCAGCAATTACATCCTTAGAAGTAAAGCCCTCAGGCTTAAGCATTGCTGTAGCTAGGGTTTTCATTTCTTCAGGTGTAAAACGCTTTTTAGGGCGCTTTTGTCCTGGTGATTTATATGTTTTTAAAACATCGTTTACACGTTGCATAAATTGAAGAACATCTTTCATGCTAGCTTCTTGGCTAAGCTTAAAAACATTAGATGTACGAGCCATTTCTTCTAAACCTTCTTCTTCTACAAAGTTAGGTTTACCAAATATAGCATCTTGTTCATCATTAAAATCTCTTGCCATTTCCATTTCATCCTCGAGAGAAAAATCATCTTCTTCGGGACGTGAATCTGCGGCTAATTGCTCAGGGGAAGCCATTTCATTCATAACAGCTTCGATTTCTTCAAGTATAATTTGCTTGATTTCGTTTTTATTCATTTTGCAAAATATTGTTGTTAACAATAATAAATATATAAAACTTAATCAGGCAGCGTATAATCTAAAGCTTGTATTAAAAATATAGTACTTAACACACCAGCAGCTACATTTACTCCAGGTTTGTTATACCATTTATCCTGTGAATCTATATAATTTAAATGTAGTTTAATTTGTTCATTAAGTAAAATTATTTCTTGGTTTTTGTAATCTATAACTAAACTATCTTGTTCAATTAAAAGTTCATATAGTTTAATAGTACGTTCAAGTTCGGTAATTAATACAGCTTTAGCCGAATCTTGTATTTCAAGGGTATCAAGGGCAAGAAAAAATTGCTCTAACTCATCCGCAGGGATTTTTAAAGTATCTTGTTGGGCGTAAAAAATACTAGATAAACCTAAAAATAAAATTAATAATAAGTTTTTCATTTTTTTCTTCTATACTTTTTTTTAAAATCACCTGTTACTTTTTTAGCATTGCTAGTGTTTTTAACCTGTGTTTTAGCTTTAACAACTTTTTTCTTTTGAGTATTAACTGCTTTTTTAGTTTCGGCACGTTGTGCTTCTACTTTTTTAGTTTTAGCTCGTACAGTTTTAATTTTATTTTGGTTTTCTTTAACCTTTTTATCGTGCTCTTTTTTCTTTTGTGTAGAAGCTATTGCAGCGGCACCTCCTAATACTGCGAATAGCCCTAATATCCATTTCCAAATTTTCATGATTAAAATTTTACTATGTTTAATATTTGTTCGATTCGTTCTTCCGTAGAACCTTTAATTGTTGTATAAAAACGACGATGTTTTTTTAATAAATTTTGTATACATACGTCAATTTCATTTCTATATTCTAAATTAGTTTCTCTTACACCATTATCTTCCATATCCATACCTTCTGGAGAGATATAAAACATATAATCATATTGATAGATAAAACGTTTAGCATATTCCTCAAAAGCATCCCCATCTATTATACTAGTTTTTTTAGCACATTTAGTAAATGCCATAACATCTATAATAGTTCTATCTGTAACTATATTAGGCTGCATTAACTCACTTACACGTTCAGCGAGAAATATTGTTTGCCCCTCTATAGTTGTTTCATGATTAAGAGGTATGCCTAAAGAATTAAGATATGCACTGCGTTCGGTAGCAAATTTATAATTTTTTAATTCAGGGATTTCCTGAAGTGCTTTTACTAATGTAGTTTTACCTACACTCATTGTTCCACAAAAACCTATTTTCATTATCCTGCGTTTCTTCCTTTAAATCTTGGGTCTTTATACCAGGGCAAACCCTTACCACTACGTTTTCTATCTTTCCACTCTTCTTCTGAATATTGGATACCATAAATATAATATTCTCTTTTACGTTTATCACCCCCAGGTATAAGAGCTGGACCATCCCAATTATGAAGTTTATTATCCCATATATAAGCTATAGTACCATCTGGTGAAACTAATTTTCTAGATTTAGGGAAATCTTCTACACCACGAAGTCTATTTTGTTCTTCAATAGCCCGAGCTTCTTTAAATTTTTTATTTTCTTTACTCATTATTTATAACTTCTAACTTCGTCTAAAATATCTAATTTTCTAACCTTTAAAATTGATTCTGCAACATATGTACCTTGTGCCCCACTTACTGTAATACCCCTTGCTGAGAGAGCATCGCCTACAAAGTGGACATTTGGTACTGTTTTAAGTGATAGGTTATTATAATCTACAAGTGGTTCTGGTGATAGATATTTTACTTCGGGCATATAAACACCCCAATCATTACCTAATGTAGGGAATACTTTGGTCATATCTTCAATAAAATCCTCAATATAAACAGCATTATTACCAATAGCATCATATAATGGATCTAAACTATTCACAATTTCAGTTTTAACATACTCACCCTCACTTGTTTTAGATGGTACTCTATGGCTAGGCGAGTAATAAGTACCTGTACCATTAACTTGAAGTTTTTTAACTGCTTCACGTGACCAATCAAATGGTTTATCTATACCTCTAATCTCCATTAAAATGCCAAAATTAGTCATATCATTGCGATATGCTTTATCCTTTTTAGCATGGCCGTTATAGCTGTGATCACCATATGTTTCTTCTACAGCTACATAAGCAGCATTATTATTAGTACAGAACGACCTTAATGATACACCTTTATCTTCAAACTTACGGTATAATTTAAAATCGTAACTAATATCAATTAGTTTTTGGAAGTGTTTTTGTGGTGCTTCAAAACGTACACCAATTTGTACTGGTTTTGCTTCAGTTGGTAATTCATAATGTTCTGCTAAACGCTTACCAAAATCAATACCCGACTTACCTACACCAAAAATTAAACGATTATAACCAAGAGTACCTCCACCTTTACGATCTTTATTAACATATTCAAAGGCAACTCTATTATCTTCAAAAAATACCTTAGATACTTTAGTATTCCAATGGAAATTAACACCCTTATCACATAAGAAATCATACCAATTCTTACCAATTTCATGGAGGTAATCAGTACCTACGTGCCATACTGGAAATAAACGTAGCCCAAAATATGGTTTAATAAAATCAGGTTCTGCAACCGGATTTGAACATTGTACCGCTTCTGGTTTAGGATGGAATCGTTTAAAATTCTCAATTACTTCGCTAAATAACGACATAGCTTTGTCTTCACCACAATATTTGGACATATGCCCCCCAATTGAAGTATGATACGTTAACTTACCGTCACTCCAACCTCCTGCGCCCATAAACCCAGTCATTACTTCTTCTGGTTTACGCTTATATGGATCATTACCCATATCAATAATGGTAATCAAATCACCAGGATAACCATTATCTACTAATTTAGTTGCAGCGTTTACGCCCGCTACACCGGCTCCGATTATTACTATTTTTTCCATTGCTTAATCTTAACTATTAAATATACGAAAATAAAGTGTGGCCTCCAAATGGAGGCCACAGCTCTCAGTTCTAATTTTTTCGACTGGCTATGAATCAGTCTATACGTTGTTACATATATTATTCTTGTTGATA